CCGAAAAAATGCTAAATCGCGACAATCATCCAGAGCGGGCGACAAAATCATGAGGTGGCCGGCCGAGCGCGTGGAGCGGCGCTCGCTCGCCTCGCTGCAGGCCTATTCCCGAAACGCGCGCACGCATTCCGAGGAGCAGATCGGGCAGATTGCCGCCAGCATGCGGCGCTGGGGCTGGACGGTGCCGATCCTGGTCGACGAGTCCGGCGTGGTGATTGCCGGGCATGGCCGGGTCCTGGCCGCGCAATCGCTCGGGCTTACCGAGGCGCCGGTGATGGTCGCGCTCGGCTGGAGCGAGGCGGAAAAACGCGCCTACCGGCTGGCGGACAATCAGCTCACGCTTAATGGCGGCTGGGATCTCGAGCTGTTGACCGAAGAGATGCGCGCGCTGCGGGATTGGGAATTCGATCTGCAGCTGCTTGGCTTCAGCGATATCGATGGTTTGCTGCAGGGCAAAAAGCGATGGCTGACCGATCCCGACGTCGTGCCCGAAGCGCCGGCGGTGGCGACCAGCGTCGCCGGCGATGTGTGGCGGCTCGGCCGGCATCGCCTGGTCTGCGGCGACTCGACCAGCGGCAAGAGCGTGGAGCGCGCGCTCGGCGCGGTCGCGCCGCATCTCATGGTGACCGATCCGCCCTATGGGGTTGAATACGATCCCCAGTGGCGGCTGCAGGCTGGCCTGGCCGGCACCGGATCGGCCGCGGGCAAGATCGAGAACGATAACCGCTGCGATTGGCGCGAGGCCTGGCGGCTATTCCCTGGTGCCGTGGCCTATGTATGGCACAGCGGATTGCATTCAGCGGAAGTGCAGCAATCGCTCGAGGCGGTTGGATTTCGACTGCGCGCGCAGATCGTATGGGTGAAGATCCGGCCGGTGGTTTCGCGCGGGCACTATCATTGGCAGCACGAGCCACTCGCTTACGTGACCAAGGATGGCGCCGACGATCAATGGCGTTTCGTGCCCGAGCACGAGATCGCGTCCTATGCGGTGCTTGAAGGCGAGCGCGCGTCCTGGGGCGGCGGCCGCAAGCAATCGACGGTATGGCACATCGAGCATGTGAAATCCGACACCGGGCATGGTGCGCAGAAGCCGGTCGAATGCATGAAGCGGCCGATCGAGAACAATTCTTCGCCCGGCCAGGCGGTCTACGATCCATTCGTGGGCTCGGGCACGACGATCATTGCGGCCGAGATCACCAGTCGCGCCTGCCATGCGATCGAGATCAATCCGGTCTATGTCGATGTGAGCGTGATGCGATGGCAATCGTTCACGGGTGAGCATGCCAAGCTCGAGGGGACGGACGAGGATTTCGAGACCGTGCAAGCCAAGAGGGCGGCATGAAGCAGCGCGGTCGACCGCGGCGCGATGCTGTCGTCATCGAGGGCAATTTCGGCAAGCGGCCGGAACCACCCGAATTCCTGACCGAGCGGCAAAAACAGATCTGGCGCGAAACTGCCGAAGGCGAACCGCTCGACTATTTCGGCACCGGCGCCCTGCGCAACATGCTCGCCGACTATTGCGCGCACCGGGAATCGTTGGAAAGCATTTGCGAGATCATCAATTCATTCAAAGCCGAATGGCTGAAAAACAGCGAAGGCTCGCGGCGATACTATTCGCTGTTGAAGATGCGTGATCTTGAAATGCGGGCCGCCGCGTCACTGGCAACGAAACTTCGGTTGACCAACCAGTCCCGCTATCGGCCGAACGTTGCAGCCACTGCATCATCCAACGTGCTGCGAGGTCGCAAGCCTTGGGAAGACGAAACATAGTGCGCAAGCAGAAGCTCACGAAAAAGCCCACGAAGAAGCTTACGCGCGGCGAGAAGAACATCAAATGGATCGAGGATTATTGCTACATCCCGGAAGGGACCGACATCGGCAAGCCGGTCAAGCTTCGGGATTGGCAATGCGATACGATCCGCGCGATCTACGACAACAAAGTCAAGACGCGGCGCGCCATCATTTCGTTCGGGCGGAAGAACGCGAAGACCACGCTCGCTGCCTTCCTGCTTTTGCTGCATCTATGCGGGCGCGAGACCAAGCCGAATTCGCAGCTCTATTCCGCGGCGCAATCGCGCGACCAGGCGGCGATCCTGTTCGGCCTGGCCGCCAAGATCGTGCAGTTCTCGCCCGATCTGCGATCGGTGGTCGTGATCCGCGACACCAGCAAGCAGCTGTACTGCCCGGAATGCGGCACGCTCTATCGCGCACTATCGGCCGAGGCGAGCACGGCACACGGGCTTTCGCCAACCTTCATCGTGCATGATGAACTCGGCCAGGTACGCGGGCCGCGCTCCGAGCTATACGACGCGCTCGAAACTGCAACCGCCGCGCATCGACAGCCGTTCTCGATCATCATCTCGACCCAAGCGCCGCATGACGGAGACCTTTTGAGCACGCTAATCGACGATGCGCTCGCAGCGCACGATCCGCACACCGTCATTGCGCTATGGACGGCTCCGCCGGATCTCGATGCGTTTTCGGACGAGGCGATCAAAGCAGCCAATCCGGCTTTCGGCGATTTTCAGAATGCGGACGAGGTGCGCGCGATGGCAGCGACCGCCAAGCGCATGCCGGCAGCGGAAGCGACCTATCGCAATCTCGTGCTCAACCAGCGCGTGGCAAGCGAAGCACGCTTTGTCCCGCCGGAAGTCTGGAAAGCCTGCGGCAAGGAACCGCAATCGATCGAGTCGACAACGGTCTACGGCGGCCTCGATCTATCAGCGACGAACGACCTCACTGCCTGCGTCTTCATCGGCCAGGTCGGCGAGGTATGGCAGGTGCACTCGACATTCTGGCTACCGGGCGAAGGCATCCGCGAACGTTCAATGACTGATCGCGTTCCCTATGATCTCTGGGCGCAGCAGGGAAACATCGAGACGGTTCCGGGCAAGTCGGTCGACTACGAATACGTTGCCGCATGGCTGCGCGAGCAATTCGAACGTTACGACATTGCGAAGATCGCGTTCGATCGATGGAATTTCAAAAACCTGAAACCGTGGCTGCTGAAAGTCGGTTTCGACGAGGACGAGATCGCGCGGCTTTTCGTCGAGTTCGGGCAAGGCTTCCAGAGCATGTCGCCGGCGCTGCGCGAGCTTGAGGCCGCGCTGCTCAACGAGCGCATCGCGCATGGCAATCATCCGGTGCTGAGCATGTGTGCCGAAAACGCCGTGGTGCAAAGCGACCCGACCGGAAATCGTAAGCTCAACAAGGCGAAAAGCATTCGCCGCATTGACGGCATGGTGGCGCTGACCATGGCATTCGGCGTTGCACATCTCGAGGCCGAAGAAGCGCCGAGCTACGATCTGTTCGTGCTGGCGTGAAGGAAACGAGGATGGCGCTGACCGCACGTTACAACTACGACACGCCATCCGGCATGAACGCGCCGGCTGCGGGATACATCACGCATCCGACCGCGGCCACAACGCAAATGCGGGTCAACAATGTGGATGCCGACTCGCAGGACAATTCTGCAGCCTTCGCCGATCTTGGCACTGACGACACGATCACGATCGGGTCGATGGTCTGGACGATTACGAGCGCGACACCAGGCGCAAGCTATCTAAGCTTAAACGTTGCGCCAGCCGGACAGCAGCAATCCGCCGGCGAATACACGGTCAGCATTGGTCCGCAAGCTGCCATCAGAAACGTGACGATCCTTTCCGGCGAGTCGCTGTCGAATGCGTTCGATGCGTCTAACGCGCAGCAGGTTTTCATTGGCATGCCGGACGATTGGAGCGAGCGCGCTCCGCTCACGTTCAGATATTCGCCGGACGCCGGCGTGAGCTGGTACGACGCGGTTGATGCAAAAGGAAAAGAGCTATCGGTGCCAGTCGTGAAAGGCGGGGCGATGCAATTGGATGCCGCCATCGCCAACAAGGGTTGGCTCAAGCTCCGTTCGGGAACGCGCAGATATCCAGTACTGCAGCAAGCCGATCGCGGCTTCGTGGTGAACGTCATCGCCTGAACGCGCCAGTGTTCGACGAAATCCTCCTCGCGATGATCCTTGCAACCGTGCTCGTACGGCTTGGCTTCGGCGGCCAGACAATCTGCATTCTCTGGATCCTTTTGCTGATCAAATTTGCGCAAGTCCAAGCATGAAGGAGCGTCAGTGATGATGTCCCGGGCCTATTCCTTGCTCGAGATCAAAAGCTTCGATTCCGAGCTGCGCGTCGTCGAAGGCATCGCCACCACGCCGGCGCCCGATCGCATGGACGACATCGTCGAGTCGGCCGGCGCGCAATTCAAATTGCCGATGCCGCTGTTATGGCAGCATCGCAATAGCGAACCCGTCGGCTTCGTGGAGTTCGCGCAGATCACCGAAAACGGAATTCCGTTCAAAGCTCGTATTGCCAAGATCGATGAACCGGGCGAGCTCAAGAACCTCGTCGACAAAGCCTGGCAAGCGGTGAAGGCAAAGCTTGTCCGCGGCGTCTCGATCGGATTTCGCGCGCTCGAGGTCGAGCCGATCTTCAAGGGCAAGAGCGAGTTCGTAGGCTTTCGATTCAAGAAATGGGAATGGCTCGAGCTTTCTCTCGTAACGATTCCGGCGAATGTGGATGCGTCGATCCAAGTCATTCGCTCGATCGATGCCGATGTGCTGGCCGCGTCAGGCCACAACAGCACAACGGAAAAACCCCACCTGGCGTCTCAGGGCAAATCCAACGTTGTGCGAGTAAAGGAGGCCAGGATGGCCAAGCAGACTCTTGCCGAACAAATTTCGGCATTCGAAGCAACGCGCCAAGCGAAAGCCGCGCGTATGACAGAAATCATGGAGAAGGCGGCCGAGGAAGGCGTCACACTCGATGGGCCGCAGCAGGAGGAGTATGACGGCATCGAGACTGACGTGAAAAAAATCGACGAGCACCTGGTGCGGCTGCACAAGCTCGAGGAAACCAACAAATGGGCTGCCAAGCCGATCAACGGTGGCAGCGAGAGAGCCGGCAGCGAATCCCGCGGCAACGGCAGCACCGGCACCAGCGTCATCAGTGTCAAACGAGTTCTGCCGCCAGCCACCGCTTTCACACGCTATGTGATGGCAGTGGGCGCATCGAGAGGCAATCTGATGCAGGCGGTGGAAATCGCGAAGAACCAGTGGGCGGATTCAACGCCAGAAGTCGAAGCCGTCCTGCGCGCTGCAGTCGCGGCGGGCACGACGACCGATACCAACTGGGCCGCGCCGCTGGTCGTCTATCAACAGATGGCCGGCGAATTTCTCGAATATCTGCGTCCGCTGACAATCCTCGGGCGCGTTCCCAACTTGCGTCGTGTTCCTTTCAACATCCAAATCCCGAGCCAGACCGCCGGGAGCATGGCACAGTGGGTCGGTGAAGCTAAGTCGAAGCCAGTGTCGAAGCTCGCGTTCGCAGGCATCACGCTGCGCTTCACCAAGGTCGCCAATATCGTCGTCATGACCGACGAGCTGGTGCGGTTCTCGAATCCATCGGCAGAAGCGATCGTGCGCGACGATCTGGCAAAAGGTGTCGCGCAATTCTTGGATCAGCAATTCACCGATCCGAGCGTTGCGGCAGTCACCAACGTGTCGCCGGCGTCGATCACCAATGGCGCTCCACATTCTGCGGCAAGCGGCGGCACGGCGGATGATCTGCGCGCCGACATCAAAACCGTGCTGGCATCGTTCTCCGGCGCCAACATTCCGGCACAGGGCATCGTGGTACTCATGCAGTCGAACCAGGCTGCGGCGATCGCCATGATGATGAACCCGCTCGGGCAGCAGGAATTCGGAACCGTCACGCCCGATGGTGGAAGCTTGTTCGGCTATCAGATCGTCGTGTCGGATAGTGTCCCGGCCGGCGACCTCATTTTCCTTAAGCCGAGCGAGATCCTGCTTGCCGACGATGGCACCGTGACCATCGACGTCAGCCGCGAAGCCTCGCTGCAGCTCGACAGTGCTCCCAGCGAACCGCCGACCACCATGGTCAGCCTCTGGCAGCAGAACATGGTCGGCATTCGTGCCGAGCGTTACATCAACTGGCTCCGTCGCCGCACGGAATCGGTCTACTACCTCACCGGCGCCGACTACGGCTCGCCGGCGAGCTGATCCCGCCCTGACGACTGGGCGGCCGGTTATCAGCCGACCGCCCACTTTTGCCAAAGAACCAAAGGGAGCACATGCGAATGACCACCTTCTTGGCAATTCTTGGCGTTCTTTGCATCATTGGCATGGGTTTGGGAAACCTCGGCCGTCCACGTGGCGGCACGGGCGGGCCTCGGGCCGCTCGTTAGGTCGGTTGTCATGCCATTCACGAAGATCAAACGCGGCAAAGGCCGCGGCAAGTATCGCAGCCCCAGCGGGCGCATCTATTCGCCGAAACAGGTGCGCGCCTATTACGCGACCAGCGGATGGGCACGACAGCCGCGCAAGCCGCGCCGCGGGAAATAGCTTGTCCCTTTTGATTCGCGGCATGTGGGGCCTCGGTGACAACATCTTCTCGCGACCATTCGTATCTGCCGCTGCGAAGAAATATGATCTCTACCTCGAGACGCCCTGGCCTGAGCTTTATGCCGATCTCGGCATCAAATTCGTCCGCGGCAACCGTCAGCTGCGTACGCAGCAAAAGAACATGGCGCGGCAAAGCGCGGATCGCTGGTCGCGATCGCTGCCAGCGCGGCAATTCAGGGTCGGATATTCCGATCTCGCATCGAGTTCGATCATTCGCTCGATGGAGCAGCGCTGGCTGGCGCTCGGAATCCGGTTTGATCCGGCGCTGTTCGATCTGCCCGACATGGGACCATCCCCGATCGTTTCCGAGCGTCCGATCGCAGTCGTGCGCCCGGTGACGGTGCGCAGCGAATGGCGCAACGAGGCGCGCAATCCACTGCCGGAATATATCAATGCGCTGGCCGCGCAATTGATGGCAACGCACGCGGTGATCGTCGTGGCCGATCTCGTTCCAGGCCAGGAATGGCTGATGGGAGAAATGCCGCCGGCGCATGAGCATTTGATATCAGGCGAGCTGACGGTGCGAGAGCTGCTTGCGTTGGTGCGAGATGCGGACATCGTCATCGGCGGCGTCGGCTGGATCGTGCCGGCCGGCCTGGCGCTCAAAGTGCGGACCTTTGTCGTGCTCGGTGGCCAGGGCGGTCACAACGCACCAGCCAAGATCACCGATCCGCGACTCGACTTGAGTCGGATTGGATTTGCCATGCCAGAGGAATTCTGCCGATGCACGAACATGCTGCACGATTGCACCAAGAGCATCGCGGATCCGCTCGAACAGTTTTCTCGCTGGTGGCGCAAATCTCAACTCGCCGCTTGATGTGGTGGCCACAACTCGGCGTCGGTTACTACCCAACCGAAGCCGGATATCTGCCCTACGATCAGGACTATTTCGACCGCTTCGATCGAAACGCAAAGACCTCGCTCGGGCGCGCTCTCATGCAGGCGCGGTTCAATTTTGTCGAGCAATATCACCGCGGGACGCTGATCGATGTTGGCATCGGATCGGGTGCCTTCATCGAGCAACGTCAGAGGCGCCGGCGCAGCACTTACGGCTACGACGTCAACCCAGCTGGCATCGCTTGGCTGCAAGAGCGATCGCTGCTGGTCGATCCCTATCTGGTGTCGTTTGATGCGATGACGCTGTGGGACGTGCTCGAGCACATCCCGGATTTTTCAACGTTGCTGGCGAATGTGCGCGAATGGCTGTTCCTTTCATTGCCAATCTTTCGCGATGCCGAACATGCGCTGCGATCGAAGCATTTCAGGCCAGACGAACATTGTTGGTACTTCACGCGCGAGGGGCTCCTGCAGGTGATGAAGATGTGCGGCTTTGCGATGGTCGCCGAAAACGAAATGGAAACCGCTCTCGGCCGCGAGGACATCGGCACATTTGCTTTCAAGAGAGAGGCGCTGACATGAAAATGCGTGTTCTAAAGCCTTTCAGCTATTCGGGCCGACGCTATCGAAAAGGCGAAGAGCTCGAGATGCGCGAGATCTACGCCAAGACGTTGCAGCGGATGGGAAAGGCCGAGCCAGCGCCACTGCCCGCTGCGAGGGGAAGCTATCGCCGGCGCGACATGGTGGCGGAAGAGCCCCTTGATCTGCCGGCGCTCCCGCCGCGATCGGTGGACAGCGACTGATGCGTTTCTTGGGATTCGAGATCAGGCGCCGGCGCCGCGACGAAGGCGATCTCGTCGAGCGTCAATATTGGAGCTATCCGCCGGCCAATCGCAGCGGTGGCTGGTACCCATGGGTTCATGAACCCTACACCGGCGCCTGGCAGCGCAACGACGAATGCTATCGAACCGATGGCGTGCTTTCGAACGCGACCGTGTTTCGCTGCGTCTCGCTGATCGCCAACAGCATTGCGAAGATGGAGCTGCGCCTGGTCGAGAAGACCGGCAGCGGCGTCTGGCGAGAAGTGACGTCGCAAAATCCTTTCGCGCCGGTTCTCTACGCCCCGAACGAGTATCAGAATCATATTCAATTCATTCAGCAGTGGGTCAGCTCGCTGGAGATTTACGGCAACACCTATGTGCTCAAACGGCGCGATCAGCGAAATGTCGTGGCCGCGCTCTATCTGCTCGACCCGCTGCGATGCCGGCCGCTGGTCGCGCCCGATGGCGAGGTCTACTACGAGATCGGCGGCGATCAATTATCCGACGTACGCGAACAGACGCGGGTGCCTGCGTCGGAAATGATCCACGATCGAATTAACGCCATCTACCATCCGCTGTGCGGACTCTCACCGATCTACGCCGCCGGCCTGGCCGCCATGCAGGGCCTGCGCATGCAATCGCATTCGGAGCGGTTCTTCGCCAATGGCGGCTATCCGGGCGGCATGCTCACCGCGCCAGGCAAGGTATCCGAGGAAGAAGCAGCACGATTGAAAGAGCGATTCCAGCAGAACTACAGCGGCTCGAATGTCGGGCGGCTGTTGATCGCCGGCAACGGCTTGAAATTTGAGAAATTCACGATGACCGCCGGCGACGCTCAGATGATCGAGCAGCTCAAATGGACCGCCGAGAATATCTGCAGCGCGTTCGGCGTTCCAACCTACAAGGTCGGCGTCTCGCCGGCGCCGGCCTACAACAACATCGAAGCGCTCGAGCGCCAATACTACGCCGACTGCCTGCAAATCCTGATCGAGCAGATCGAAGCCGCGCTCGATAGCGGCCTGGAATTGCCGAGGCCGTATGGGACCGAATTCAATCGCGACGATCTCCTGGGCATGGATCAGCGCACGATGTCGGAAACGATCCGCGTTGCGGTCAGCGCCGGCGTCATGAAACCGAACGAAGGTCGGAAGAAGCTCAATTACGAGCCGGTCGAAGGCGGCGACACGCCCTATCTGCAGCAGCAGAATTACAGCCTGGCCGCTTTGAACAAGCGCGACCAACAAGCAAATCCTTTCGGCAAGAATGGCACGGCCGCTCCTGCCGCTCCCGCTCCCAATCCTCCGCCGTCGCCGGCGCCAACGCCC